GTATCTATTATCTTCAAATGGTAACTTAGATGCACAATCTAAAGTATAATGATATAGAACGTCAGTCCATAAAGAGGTAACTTTACCGTCTTCAGAATCTGGATGGTAAGACACGCCTTTTGAGTGATTATAATATAACATTCCTTCATTAGTTTTTTCTAATAAAAGAGGTAAACTTATATTAAAAAAATGACCAACTTCTCTAAGTGGTGTATTCTGTACTGTTATTACTTCGTAACCTAATTTAAGTAATATAGAATATACTCTATCATAAATATCAGATTCAGGAGTTACTTTTATTAGAGTAGCTATCCTAACTCCATTGAATAAATTTTTATACTTAGCAGCATAAGATACTACTTTAAAAACACTAGGATGATCTAAGCAGTGGATATGACAGATATGATGTTTTAGCATTTAGACACTATCAGTTGTTGGTTCTGAAGCGGGTTCTGAAGTGGGTTGTGGTTTAGGTTCTAATGTGGGCGCAGCCACTACTTTTTTAGGCGCAGTAGTAGGTGTTGCTACTACTTTTACAGATTCTTTTTTATATTTATTTGCATGATCTACACTAAAATAATCATAAGCTCCTACAAAAGAATAGCCTCTACCTAATAAATCTAAGAATTCGGCATCAAATTCTGGATAATCTTTTCTAGCTTGTTCTAGTATTTCTATTTTCTTACTAAAGTCCATAATAGTTACTCCTGTATAATGTTAAAAAGGGGAAGGGCTGAGCCCTCCCCCTCCTATAGTTAGTTATAGTATATGATTCATATATTATGAACTTGCAGTAGTGATTAGTCCTGCGTATGAGTAACGAGCACTTAGTGCTGCACTGCCAACAGTAGTTAGGGCTTGGAAGTCCATACGAGTGCTCATGTACATTGCAGTTACTTGTTGCTGTGGTAGGTATTCACTTTCTAGTTCCATTGAACGACGCTCACCAATGATGAATCCTGGCTTGTAAACTAGAACACCTAGGTTAGAATCGGCTGCAGAAGCAGTATCCATAAATTCAGAGATGAAAATTGGAATACCATAGATAGCACCTACGCTACCAGTTAGGTAAGTAGCTTGAGCACCGAACTTATCTACAGTTTGGAAATCAGTATTGGTTACTAGGTTGTTATATCCTTCTACAGAAGTAACATAAGCTAGGTTAGAGCCTAGTGATAGACCGTACTTACCTAGAGTTAGTCTTGAGCGAGCAATGTCACCTGGATCTGCTTTATCAATTGTAGATCCTGTTTTAGTAACAAGAGCACCAACAGCAGCTGCATGCTCAACTAGACCTTTGATTACAGAAGGATATGCACCAGCTGCAGTTAGGGTATTAGAAGCAGAGAATGCACTTAGTGCACCGTTACCACGTAGAAGTGCTTTATCAATACCTCTAGATAGACGACGAGTAGCTGCTTGACGTAGGAAGTCAATAAGTGGAAGAATAGTATCTTCTTCTTCATCTTTAGCAATGTGAGTTGCAACCATGAACTTCTTAGGGCTTAGGGTTACAGATCCAATTTGGGCTTGACGTGTAGTTGGTACTGTAGTTGTATCACTTACTCCTGCTGCGAATGAACCGCTTGGGAATTGTGCTACAAAATCAGAACCGTCTTCGTCGGCTACTGGAATGCGGAAATCTTTAGAATTTACATCAATGCGGTTAAACATTGGAGCAATTACTAATTGTTGTTGCATTTCGTTATAAACGTTAGTGCTGAATGATTCGTTTAGGTTACTGTCTGTTAGAACAGCTTTCATACGGTCACCCATTCTAGTATCAAACACATTTCCCTTGTTTAGGGCGCGTGCTAAGAATACTGCATTAGACTTTTCTGCGTCAGAAAACTGAGCATTAGTTCTAGTGCTTTCTTGGTAGTGCATTTTGCTTGTTTGAGCAGCGTTTACTTGCTCACGATAAGCCTTTAGCTGACCTCTTAGTTCAGCTAGTTCTTCCATTACGCGAGCGTCTGGAGCAGAGTTAAGCTCTTGAGCTCTATACTCAGCAGCTTCTGCTTTCATAATAGCTTCACCAGCTTTTTCTACTAGTTGAGCTACACGAGGCTCAGATACTCTTGCAACTGATTCAGTTGCAGAAGATTTAGTATCGATTTTCATTGGTTCACCTACATTTTCGGTAGTCATAGTTCTTTTCTCCTCTAGAGTTTTTTGTATATTATGGCCATATACTTTTAGCATAAGATCCCTGTTACTATCCGCCGGGATTTGCTTTAGCGTCTCAATAACCATACAGCTTTTGTAAGCTAAGTTGAAATGAGAGTCATTCCATTCAGTATAATCTTGACTCATGAGATTGATAGAATCATTTAAAGCTCTTTGTAGCTTTGCATTTGAGGCTAGTTCGGAATCATTCTTTAATTGAATAAGATCTAGCTCATTTGAATTAATAAGGTTTTTAAATTTACTAATTAATCTAACTTTCTCTTCGTCGTTTAGTGTTTGTGTTTTGGTAATATTTAATAGTATATCATATTCTTTTTCAAGATCCCAAGCATTAATAACAGTGATATCGATAGCTGGTACTTTAATAGATTTTCCAGTTAGATTTCCTGATATGTCACACTCTTCAAAAGTAAATTCTGGGCTCTCTGCAGTAGCAATTTCTGAAGTTTTATAACGAACTTTATCAATTACTACAAAAGACTTATTTGTGATTTTTGATGTATCTGCGTTTAATAGATTTACAAAAGGAATCGGTTTTAATGGATCTACATTAGTAAATTTATTTTCTTCCTCAACCTCGTCAGTAGTAGTTTTAATTTCAGTATCTGAAAGCTCTTTAACAGCTGTATCTTCTACTGCGGCTTTATCTTCTTCTACAAATTGATCTTTGAATTTGGCATAATCTGCTTCATCTTCAAAGTTTTTACGTACAGAAAATAAAGAATTTTGGTTTGCAGGTACGCTAACAACTGAGATTTCTAATAGCTCTACATCTTTAATATAGAAAGTATCAGCAACCTTATCATAATTAGCATCTTTAACTCTGAAACCAACACTAAAACTTTTTAAAACTCCGTCACTAATTAGAGTTTTTACTCCGTGTTGACGTTCTGCAGCTTCACTAATAGTTGCTTCAACAAAAATACCTTTTTTATCTACAGTAACAGCACTTACTCTACCAATTGGTTTAGAATGATCGTGCTGATATAATAAAATAGGATTTCTACGGAAGTTTTCTACACCTTTAGCCCAAGCTTCAGGTAGTACAATATCCCCAGATCTATCTTTACTGGTTGTATTAGCGTAGCCAGCAATTTTTAAACTTTTGTCACTACTAGAAACGCTCTTTTGAAGGTCGTCGGTAGTGATAAAAAATGTTTTATCCATATTTGCTTGCTCCTTAATTGGTGGAATCGCTGTCTTCAGGTAGAGTATCTACTTCTTCGTTAGTAGGTCTTCCACCTGTATCAGGTTGTACAGCGCTTCCGGTTATGTTCTGTGGTACTCTGATATTAGCAGTTTCTGCTTTACCAAGAGTACTAAATCCAAGTTTTGCTCTTGCTTCATCAGCAGTTATTATACCTGAATTGACTAAACTCACATAATATTGACTCTGTGTTCTTAAATCTGGCTGAAGGGCAGTAATTACTGTCTTATCAGGAATTATTTTAACAGAGTTAAAATAGTGAGCAAACGCACTAGCAAACATAAGTACTATAGGTAATACTGTATGTTCATAGAATAAGACTTGGTTAGCTGAAATATTAGCGTTATTACCACTCTTCATTAGAACATACGGCACGCCAATAGCTTTAGCCATATCTTGTTCAAGTCTTTCTATACTAGCTTCAAAATCTAAACTTTGAAAGTTGATTTCGCTAAACTTATCTATCTTTAGGCCACCATCTAAAATAGCAGGATTTCTAGCTCCTTCAAATATAGTGGCATAAGAATTTCTCCAGCTTTGGAGTAATCTTTCTTTAATCTTAGTATTTAAAACTGCATCTGTAGTTAATACTACACCAGGTATTGCGTTATTCTTAAAAAATTGTCTTTGGAACTTTAGTAAGGCATTATAAATATTAATAATATTACCAATGCTTTTTATACGCGACTTACCTCTGAATATGCTTTCGTCGTTATCTTCTTTGATATGAATTATTTCGTTAGCGCTAAATTCTATTACAGACTCTTTTGTTTGTCTGCCAGAATTATAACTAGATAGCCCACCACCGTGTATTAAGAATGTATAGCCTTTAATAAATGTTTTCGGGTCTGATACCACTTGAACATCATTCGCAGGTAAGACATAAACGTGAGTGCCATCATAATAGAAAAACGCATTACCATCCATTAGTAAATCGAAGTATGCTCTTCTTAAAAGCTTGACTCTATCTTCAAAAGGATTCGGTCTATCGTTTAGTAGTTTACTTATCTTTTTTACGGGGCCTTCGCCTGTAATATCAAAAGGAATTTCTACGCAAGCACTGACAATCATATCAACGGCACGATGGACTACTTCTATTTGATCGTATGCAGCTCTAAAGTCTACATTAGACTCAGGCATGGCAAAAGGTTGTCTACTTTGTATGTAAGGCTGAACTGGATTAAGTTTTTCCACAATCCAACCTAGTGGTCCTCTTGCCATTTATTGTATCTCCATAGTATGTTTTTGAGTGCTAAGCCAGTCTTTTACTTTTAGAGCCGTATAGTTAGAATAGCTTTTACCAAATAAAAAATGCAATCGTTTATGGTGAGACGTACATAGTGTATATAAATTTTCGCTACTTAATTCTTCTTTACAATCCTCAGCAAAAGAAACTCGCAAAGTCAACATAGTATCTACGGATTCGACAGCTTTTATTTTATTTTTAACGCACCATCTCTCAAACAGTTCGCTAACACTATACAAATGGTGAAGCTCTAACTCAGAAGTTGATCCGCATATAAAACACTTATCTTTTATTTTATAGTCTTTTTTTATGTAGTCTCTTAAGTATTTAACAGGAAGGCGTTTCAAATCTGACATCGGTTTATCACTTTTAATTTCTTAATTTATTATAAGTCTAATGTTCAGAATAGTCAAAATATTTTATTTTTGAAATCTGTTAATACCTAGGCGTATATACTAATAGCACTATTTTTAGTGTAAGTATAGATAGCATAACGTATAGCATCACAACAGTGTGAAGTCCAATCATGGTAAGGTTTTGATTTTTCTGTTTTAGAATTCCAGCGATAAGCAGTCATACTTTTAAAGGTATAAGATGCATTATTCATATCAAATACTAGTCTATCTTGTTCTACCAAACTTTGAACATGGGCTATTCCATCATTAACACTTTTAATAGCGTTTTCACAAGCTATATCATAATCGTAAACTAAATCTGCTTTAGTTTGTTGTGCTGCAGAGTCGATAAATATATTTTCGATATCCCATAGCTCAACCATAGACTTAATTACTTCAGCATGTTGACTAGTAGTACCTTCTTCAGCTATATACTCATCAACTACAAACCAAGTGCTTCCATC